AACAGTCTTTGCAGCTGATTCAATTGAAATGAAGCCAGTTAAGTTGCTTCTTGAGCACGACCGCACTCGGCCAATTGGCAAGATGGTTTCTCACAATGTAACTAAGTCTGGCATCGAAGCTACTTTCAAGATTGCCAATACTATGGCTGGAGAAGATGCCCTAATTGAAGCAACTGAAGGCCTACGCGATGGCTTTAGCGTTGGAGCACAGATCAATGAATGGACAAACAATAAAGGCGTAATGCAGATTACCTCAGCAACCCTAGATGAAGTTTCTCTAGTTACTGATCCTGCAATTGATTCTGCTCGCGTAAGCGAAGTAGCAGCTTCTGAGAATGAAGCACCTAAAGAAGATTCTGATTTAGCAACCGCTGATTCAGAGAACCCAAACGAAGGAGACCAAGTGTCTGACACTACTGCTCCTGCTCCTGCCGTTGAAGAAGCGGTTGAAGCAGCTAAAGCAAATATGGTTGAGGCGTCTCGCCCAGCCTTTTACACAGCACCTCGCCTTGAATTTACCAAGGCAAAATATCTTGAGAATAGCGTCCGCGCTAAACTTGGTGATGACGCAGCTCGCCAGTATGTTATGGCAGCAGATGACACCACCAGCAACAACGCTGGCTTAATTCCAACTCGTCAGCTAACTGAGGTTATAAATCCTCTATCAAATGCTGACCGCAGCACAATTGATGCAATCTCAACTGGAGTTCTACCAGATGCTGGAATGTCCTTTGAGATTCCAAAGATTACAGCCGTTCCAACAGTTGAAGATGAGAACGAAGGCGATGCAATCGTTGAGACTGGAATGACCAACAACTTTCTAACAGTAAATGTTAATAAGTATGCAGGTGGCCAGACATTCTCAGTAGAACTTCTTGATCGTTCTAACCCAGTATTCTTTGATGAGCTAGTTCGTCAAATGGAATTCGCTTATGCTCTAGCAACAGATAAGTTCGTTGCTGGTCAATTGCTTGGCAATGGACAAATTGCTGCCACAGCAGCTGATAACACAGCAGCAGGAATTCTTACTTTCGTATCCGAAGCAGCTGCTGAGGTTTATAAGGACTCTCTAGGATTTGCTAGAAACCTTATTGTGACACCTGAGCAATGGTCTAAGATTATGAGCTACAACGATTCAGGTCGCCCAATCTACACAGCATCACAGCCACAGAACGCAGCTGGCGTAGCTAGCCCACAAAGCCTTCGCGGAAATGTTGCTGGACTTGGGCTTTATGTATCTCGCGCACTTGGATCACTAACTGCTGCTCATCCATCATTACCTCTTGGCGATGGTTCGATGATTGTAGTAAATCCAGATTCTTACACTTGGTATGAATCAAGCAGATTCCGTCTCCAGACCAATGTAGCTCTAAATGGTCAAATTGAGGTTGCTTACTACGGCTACGGCGCACTTGCAGTTAAGGTCGCTGACGGAGCTTGCTACTTCAACAAGAACTAAAAAACTCAAATAGTGACGGCCAGTCCGCTCCCGAGCTGGCCGCTCACCTAACTGCTTGAAAGGATGGCGAAATGCCTAGCATAGTTACGGCCACAGAGCTTAGGACGATTCTTGGCGTTTCGTCATCCCTATATCCAGATGCTTACCTAAACGATATTGTCGATGCTTCAGAAAACTTAGTTTTGCCAATGCTGGTCACATTCCAGAGCAAGATAAACAAAGTCAAGCTTGAGGATAATGTCGCTTACTTTGAGACCGCAACAATTCAAGAATTTACAGAAGGCCAATCCGTAATTATTACTGGATGCGGATCACCATTTACAGGCACTCACACAGTATTAGCAGATGAGTTATCAGATTATGTCTTTACAGTCGCAATCACCAATGCAGATATATTGGAAAAGAATGTTATCCCAGCAGGAAACGCTGCGCTCTCTGGACTATCAACCTATGTCGGAAATGCCAATGCTGAAGCTGCAATTTTGGCTATCTCCGTCGAAATCTTCCAAGCTAGAACAGCCGCTGGAGGATCAATAGAAGGCATAGATTTTGCAGTAACCCCTTATCGCTTATCTAAGAATTTACTTGCCAAAGTAACTGGCTTACTTGGCCCTTATCTTGATGTAGAGACGATGGTTGGATAATGCCAACCACAATTGCTACAGATGTCAGAGGCGCTATAAAGACTGCGCTTGCTGGCGTAGCTGCCAATATCTACGATGCCGTTCCAGAAGCGCCCATCGTTCCTGCAATAATTTGCATCCCAGATTCGCCCTATATGGAGCTTGAAGTCTTAGGCAAGACAACCATAAGAGTTAAATTAAATTACACCATAACTGCTTGCGTTGCTTATTTTAGTAATGCAGCTGCCCTAGATAACTTAGAGCAAATGGTCATTAGTATTCTTGGAGCATTAAATGCTTCCAAGTATGAGTTATCAATAGTCGAAAGACCTTCGGTAACTGAAGTAGGAACTACTACCCTGCTAGTTTCAGATATACGCTTGAGCGTCCGCTACGAGCAAACCGCATAGGAGACCCAAATGCCAACAACAGTAATAACTGGGCGCGATGTGACCTTCACACTCGATAGCGCTAGCTACGACGCCCAAGCAACAAGCGCGGTATTAAGCTGCGAAACAATTATCGAGACATATCAAACTCTTGATGGTCGCGCTTATAAGTCCGTAGATAAGCAATGGACATTTACAATTGAATTGCTACAGGATTGGGGAGCTGCAAGCTCTCTATTTGAAGCAATGTGGACAGATGCAGAAGCTGCACCAAACACAGCATTAACAGTGGCTTTCACAGCAGTAACAGGAGCAGCATTTAGCTTCACAGTATTGCCAATTTTCCCAACAGCAGGAGGCGCAGCACCAGGAGCGCTAACTGACACCTGGACAATGACAGTAATTGGAACTCCAACAGAGACCTTTAGTTAAGAGAGATCGGAGCATCGGGAGCTATGAAATCACAAATAAAAATTGAATATAACTCGGGCGAGGAAGCAACTTATATTGCCCAACCGCCCGAGTATGCCAAATGGGAGAAAGCAACTGGCAAGACGATTGGCGAATTAGGCGGTGTCTGGGACATTATGTTTCTGGCATATAACGCAATGAAACGCGAAGCGGCTGGCAAGCCAGTTAAATCTTTCGAAGTATGGATGGAGACAGTTGCCGACATTGATGTGGTGAATGAAAACCCAAAAGCCACACCGCTGGAAGCCTAAACTATCTTCTAACGCTTCTGGCAATTGAGACGCGGATTCCTAAGCAGTATTGGGATGATGCCGAAGATGTCCTGACGGCTTTGGAAATACTAAAGGAGAGAAACGGTGGCAAGTGATCCGATTACTTATGATCGTAGCGAGCTACGCGGTATTCTCAGCGCCTTTAAAGCAATGGATGAGCAAGCAATCCAAGAAGCTAGAACCGAAAGCAATGCCATCGCAACCTATGCAGCCAATGAAATTAAAGTCACCGCGCTGGGACGAACAGTCTCGGGTGCTGGTGTTCGGAGAGTTGCCGAAGGTGTCCGTATCAGCAAGTCATCCAAGATTGGCGAATTCTCTTATGGATTTGCATCTCAGAGGTTTTCTGGTGGCGCAACAACGCAGAAGCTCTGGGCAGGACTTGAATTTGGAAGTAACCGCTATCGCCAGTTTCCCAGACGCACTCCCAACAAAGGACGCGGCAATTCTGGCTACTTTATCTACCCGACACTTCGCAAAATTCAGCCTGAACTAATTCGCAAATGGGAAGAAGCTTTTGCTGCAATTGTAAAGAAATGGGGATAACAAATGGCTGGTAATAGAACGCTTAAGTTATCCATCCTTGCAGATGTTGATGATCTAAAGAAAAAGCTTGGCCAAGGTGAAAAAGAAGTTGAAGGCTTTGGCAATAAGCTAGGGGAATTTGGAAAGAAGGCTGCCGCCGCTTTTGCGGTTGCTGCTGCTGCTGCTGCTGCTTATGCAGGTAAGTTGCTTATAGATGGCGTTAAAGCAGCTATCGAAGATGAAAAGGCTCAAGTCAAATTAGCTCAGACTTTAGAAAATACCACTGGCGCTACTA